GTTTTGATCATAGGTTTTCGTCTGTCTTGTCTATCTGTATTCGCCCTGAGTGATTTATTTCTTTTTTATCCCGATATTTGTCTGGAAAGTTTCTTTCTAACCACCATGCGCCAGCTTGCCAATATTTATCCATTGCTTTAAATATACTTGCCTTAGCGTATTCCTCTCCATATTCGTCACCAACTTTCTCTGCTTTTTTTACAGATTCAGAAAATTCAATTTTATCCTCCATCCACTTAGTAAAAGTTTCATACGTTATTCCAGCCAATTTACAAGCGATAACACGTCCTTTTTTTTCAGAAAGTGCCTTTAAAATAATTTCTATATGATCTTTATCGTACTTCATAAATCAATCCCATTCTTTTTTATTTTAATTTCCGGATCAAGTTTAAGCATCCTGTCAATTATTATCTGACAGTAGATTGGGTCTATCTCCATCATCCGGCATTTGCGGTTTAACTTCTCGCAGGCGATTAGAGTAGAGCCGGAGCCGCCGAAGGGGTCATAAACGACTTCATTTTTATTAGTCATAACTTGTGTTGCAAGTGATACTAATTCAACAGGAAATGCGGCAGGATGCCCTTTACCTCCAGCGGAGAATTGTGTTATATCCCATACATCCATTTCTAATTCATCGGGCATATTTGTATGTTCACCATATTCAATTTCACCTTTTGAGAATAAAAATATAAGTTCGTGATTGTAGTTCGGAGTATAATGTCGACTCCGTGGGTCTTTTTTTGCATTGTGATAAAGCGGTATTTGGCATCCTGTTTTCTTCCAAACAATATTACGATAAAAATTAAACCCTACGGCCTCGAGCATTTTTGCGTGGTCAAATGGTTTTGATTTTGGAGAAACGCCCACATTCCAAGATATTAAGCGTCCCATATTCATAACCTCATGGCAATTTTTAATAACGCCTTCAATAAGTTTCCAATAATCTGCATCATCCATTGTGTCATTATGACTGGCATATTTAATGCCTACATTGTAAGGCGGCGAAGTAAACACCATATCCGCCTTTTCTCCACCCATCAACTTCGCCACA